AGGATGGGTATCTAAGAGATGAGAATGGTAAGGTACTAACACCTCTAATCTCATTCAAAAGAAACTCATTGGATGTAAACACAGACCATGCAAAACTAAAGGTACTTACTGATGAAGATACCTCAAGAACATTTGTTAGGAAGTTTACACCCAAAAACAAATATGATGCATTTTCACAATTGATAGATACGAGAGATTTTAGTGAGTACCACATTGTTGATACACCTGATTATGTAAATGTTCAGTACGATGTTATCATTTGGTGCGACTTTATGGAAGACCTAAACAAAATCGTAGAGCAAGTGGTATACTTTCAAGGTAGAGCATTTGGACAAAGATACAAATTCCAAATCAAAGGAGAATCATACTCATTCGAAACAACAAATGGTGTTGGTGAAGAAAGGTTAGTAAGAAGTAATGTAACTCTTACAGCAAAAGCATATATCGTACCCGAAGATAGGGGTAAACGAACAATCAACCATCAGAAGGCATTTGGTACATCAAAAATAGTTTGGAAAACAGGTCTTGATACCTAATGTTTATAAAAACACTATCATATTTATATACACAAAACATTAATCTAAATTTTAAATAGTTATGGCAGAAGTCGAAAAAATTACAGAAACGCAAGGTATTAAATTCGAAAACGAAGAAATCGAAAGAATCCAAAATTTTAGAAATCAGTTTTCAGAGGTTACGGCAAAAATGGGTGAGGTAGAAATCGAACTAATAATGATTGAAACTCAAAGAACTGCAGTAGAGAAGTTTAAAACTGAGTTGAAGGAAAAATACTTAGAGTTGAGAAACGAAGAAGTTAAGTTGGCTCAAGAACTCAGAGATAAGTATGGTGATGGTGAGTTTGATATGAATACTGGAATGTTTACCCCTAACCAATAAATACAATCGTTTCTATTTTTTTTGAGTATTTATAAGTATATAAAACCAAAATAATAGGAGAAAAAATGGCAGAAAGAATAGTAAGTCCTGGTGTTTTTACACGAGAAAAAGACTTGTCATTTCTACCTCAAGGGATTGGAGAAATTGGAGCAGCTTTAATTGGGTCTACCGTTAAGGGGCCTGCTTTCGTTCCAACTCAAGTACAATCTTTCCAAGAGTTTCAGCAAGTATTTGGTGGTTTGACTGAAGAGTCATACTTACCATATACTGCTCAATCGTATTTGGAGGATGCTGGAACTGCAACAATCGTTAGGGTATTAGGACAAAATGGATATACTCTTACCAATCCAATCGGATTAATTATTTCATCATCACAAGGTGAAAAGTTAGCAGCATTCATTCACCCAACTACACAAGTTGATGTAGCTGGTGCTTTATTCGATGAATCAGTAATCACAGACCACAACGGAGCATCAGATGTTTCAGCATCATTGTTCTCATTAACAATATCTGGTTCAGTTGATGCTGATGTTACCACAGGTACATCATATACCGCATCGATGAACCCAACTAACGATAATTACTTTACTAAGACATTCGGATTCGGCCCCAAAGGTTCACAATTCGGATATGTTTACTCTAACTTTAAGACATTCCAATCGGCATCATTCGCTACTGGTGAACAAGTTGTAGTGACCATTAATACTGGTTCAACAATAGATTACACAAAGGCTTATACTGAAGCAGCGACACCTTGGATTACTTCACAGAAAGTTGGTGGTAATACTACAAACTTATTTAAGTTCCATACACTTTCACATGGTACGGCGACTAACTATGAGTTCAAAGTAGGTATTCAAGATGTTAAACCTGCCGGAACTGTCGCAGGTTCTGAGTATGGTTCATTTACTGTTGTAGTAAGAAGAGTTGATCAAGACAAAATCAACGGAACTCCATTTGTTGGTGTAGTTGATTCCGACATCAGACCTAATTTAGTAGAGTCATTCCAAAATGTAAACTTAGACCCAGATTCTCCAAATTATATCGCAAGGGTGATTGGTGATAAGTACATTACTGTTGATGCTAATGGTAAGTTGTCAACTAATGGTGATTATCCTAACAACTCAGTAAACATCAGAGTTGAGGTTGCATCTGTAGTTAACAATGGTGGAATCGACCCCGCATTAGTACCATTCGGATTCGCTGCATTACAAAATCCATTTGGAAGTGCTTTCACTGTACCAAACCCATCTTATGTTGTATCACAATCAATCAATGAGTCATACAATGAGAAGAAATTCTTAGGATATGACTTTGATTTCACAACTACAGATAATTTGGTATTCTTAGCACCAACTCCTGATTCATCAACAGCAACTGCTGGAACGGCATTCTACTTAGGTGATTGTCACGACAATACTGCAGGGGCAGCTGTAGCATTGACAGGAACATTATCCGCTAAGAAATTTATGATTCCATTCCAAAGTGGATTTGATGGATTCGAACCAAATAGAGTTGTAAGTGTTGGTAATAGTATTACTGCAGGAAACACTCAAGGGTATGATTGTTCATCAAACACCGCAGCAGGAACTGTGGCATTCAGAAAAGCTATTAACGCAGTATCTAATCCTGATGAGTTTGACATCAATATGTTGGTCATTCCAGGACTCATCCATAGATTACATTCTTCAGTAACTACATTTGCTAAAGATATGTGCGAGGATAGACAAGATACATTCTTTATTATGGATGCTGGTGCATACGGGGATTCAATCTCAACAGTCACAAACACAATTCAGGCATTTGATTCTAACTATGTAGCATCTTACCATCCTTGGGTTAAGATTTTAGATACAGATAAGAACAAACCTACCTGGGTTCCACCATCAGTTGTACTTCCTGGCGTTATTGCATTTAACGACCAAGTAGCAGCAGAGTGGTTCGCTCCCGCAGGATTGAACAGAGGTGGATTAACCAACGCTATTGAGGCTGAGACGAGATTGACGAGAACTGAAAGGGATACACTTTACGAAGGTAGAGTAAACCCAATCGCTACATTCCCTGGACAAGGTGTTACTGTATTCGGTCAGAAAACCTTACAGGCCAAACCATCGGCATTGGATAGAATCAATGTTAGAAGGTTGTTGATTGCAGTGAAGAAGTTCATCGCATCATCTACTCGTTATTTGGTGTTCGAAAACAATACGGCAGCTACGAGAAATAGATTCTTATCAATTGTGAATCCTTATTTGGAATCAATCCAACAGAGACAAGGGTTGTACGCATTCAGAGTGGTAATGGATGAAACCAACAACACTCCTGATGTAATTGATAGAAACATTATGGTTGGTGAGATTTTCTTACAACCAGCAAAGACTGCTGAATTTATTGTTCTTGACTTTAATGTGTTACCTACTGGAGCATCGTTTCCAGAGTAAATGAAGATTAGTTCCTCACTTCGGTGGGGAACACTATCTTTTTTGAAATAACAATATTTATAGTAAAGATAATAACGGAGAAATTAAATGGCACAATTATTAGACCCAACTGAAGTAATGTTCACATCCTTCGAACCGAAGATGTCGAATAGATTCATTATGTACATTGAGGGAATCCCAGCATACTTAATCAAAGCAGCTAACAGACCTGAGATTGGTAATGGTAAAGTAACTATCGACCATATCAATGTTAGAAGATATGTTAAGGGTAGAAGCGAATGGAGTGATGTAAGTATTTCACTTTATGACCCAATCGTACCATCAGCAGCTCAAGCAGCTATGGAGTGGGTTAGATTACATCACGAATCAGTAACAGGTCGTAATGGATACTCTGATTTCTATAAGAAAGACATCACATTCAACAGTTTGGGTCCTGTTGGTGATAAAGTAGAAGAGTGGACATTGAAAGGAGCATATATTCAGACTGCTAAGTTCTCAGATATGGATTGGACAGGTGAAGATTTGGCAACTGTAGATTTGACACTTACTTACGATTACGCAATCTTACAATACTAATTTCGGTTTGTAGAAATATAAAATGAAAAGTGACAACCCCAACAGAAATGTTGGGGTTTTTGTATTAAAAAGTTTTGGTTTCATATTTATATGAGAACATAGTTACAAAGGAGTGTTATGAGTCAAGATTTACAAGATGATTACAAAGGAAACCTCTCTAATGAAGAGATGGTTAAGCTTGCACAACAACAATACGAACAAAAGCAAGTATCAGATTACAAATTCCCTACTGAAGTTGTAGAGTTACCATCCAAAGGGTTGATTTACCCAAAGGATAATCCACTATCATCTGGCAAAGTCGAAATGAAATATATGACTGCCAAAGAAGAAGATATCCTTACAACACAATCATACATCAAAGATGGTTCAGTATTAGACCGATTGTTTCAATCTCTAATCGTATCAAATGGAGAGGGTGTTCCAATCAAATATGTTGATTTGGTGACTGGTGATAAAAACGCAATTATGATTGCTGCCAGAATTTTGGGTTATGGTAAAGACTATGAGGTTGAAATTACAGACCCATTTACCGATAAGAAACAAAAGGATGTTATTGATTTAACTCAGTTTGAAAATAACGAATATGATGGTTCTAAACAAGTAGAACTACATAAAAATGAGTTTGAGTTCATTTTACCAAAATCCAATCGTAAGATTACTTTTATGGCAATGACAGAAAGTAAGGAACGAAAGGTAAAACACCAAATTGAGGAAATCAAAAAACAGAATCGTAAGGTAAAAGACCTAACTTCAAGAGATTTAACAACGAGATTGAAGAATATGATTCTTTCTGTTGACGATGAATCAGAACAGAGAGTAATTAACAACTTTGTAGACAACGAATTGTTTGCAGTAGACTCACAGTCCCTCAGAGCATACATTAATGAAGTTGTTCCAGATATCAATATGACATATGAATTTATTTCTGAGGAGACTGGGGAGAGGAGAGATATGCAACTGCCTATGGATGTGAGCTTTTTTTGGCCTTCCTCAAACTTATAGAAAACACCTACACTCTCACATCTTTGACTTAATCTATCATGGAAATGGTGGGTTTACTTTTTCAGATGTATACAATATGCCGATTTGGGTTCGAAAGTTCTATATAGGTAAAATTGTAGAGTTCAAAGAAGAAGAACGAAAAGTGCATGAAAGAGAGATGAGAAAAGCAAAATCAAAAAGTAGATAATGAGAACCCAACACAATTGTTGGGTTTTCTATATTTATAGATACAATAACGGAGTAATCTAATGGCAAAACTAACAATAAAAGAAAGATTGGAAAATCCTCAACTTAGAGAAGGATTTTTAGATTCTCTTCTTAAAAAAATAGCCGATAAGAAAATCAAAGCAACTAAGAAGGATATGATAACTATCCTTAAAGGTATCTATGGGTCTGAAGATAAAATTCCAGATGCAAGAAAAAAGTTTTTAGGTCTGTAATAGGAGACTTAGATGGCTGAACAAAGCGGTGCACAATACGAACAGAGTTTAAGACTTGGTAATGACTATTCTCGTGAGATGATGAAAACATTTCAGAAGTTGGATGGTATATCCGAAGCTACCCGTAAAAAAATGGTTGCAATTGCCGATGCGACTAAAGGTACTGCTGATGTTGGCGATAAACTAAACAAACTTATTCAAGAAAGGCAAGCGTTTATAGATGAGGAAGTATCAAAAGGTCGTGCAATAAGTCAAAATGCATTAAAACATCTTGATACTGAAATTGAATTACTTGAAAAAGCCAAAAACATTAAGGATATTCAAAAAGAGTTTGGTGACAACTTAGCAAGTTCATTGGGTATATCATCAGAGTTAGTAGACGCATTCAAAGCGGGTTCAGCGGCCGCATTAGGTTTCTTTGTAATGAAACAAGTATTAGGATTCATTACAGATTCTGTTGGTAAAATAAAAGAATTTCGTAATGAGTTCGGAACAACATACGACCAAGCTGCTAGTTTAAATGGTGAGTTGTTAAAATCACGCTTTAGTTTAGAAGGTATGATATTAGGTAGTGATAAACTTGAATCAGCGATGAAAAGTATTGTTTCGGAAACAGGTAACTTTAAGTTAGCAACATCCGACTTAATAACAGATGTAGGTGTTTTATCTGAAATGGTAGGTGACCAATCAGCAGTTGGTTTGGCTCGTTCACTTAAAAACGCAGGACATAGTACCCAAGATCTTGTTGAGCATGCTAGAGATTTATCTAAAGAATTAGGAATTAGTGGTTCAGAAGGTATGAAATATCTTGCGGAAAACCAATTAGAACTGACTGGTTTGAGTGAAGACCAATTGAAGTTGAAAATTAGAGAGGGTATGGAGCTAAAGAAAATGGGTGCTGATATGGAACACCTAAATAGTTTAGCTAGTGAAGCGTTAGATATTGAATCATCTCTAAGAAACGAAATGAAACTCCGAGCAATGACGGGTAAAGATATTTCATTCAACGAATTAAGAGCAGCACAAGCATCGGGTGATAGAGCAGCGATCGCTGCAGCTGAGAAAAAGTTGATAGATGAGTTAGGCCCATCGTTGGAAGGAAACCTACAAGTACAACGAATGATTTCAGATGCAACTGGATTATCCAAAGAACAAATGTTGAATTATAAAAATGCTACGATAGAAGCTACTGCTGAATCAGATAAGAATTCTGATTCAGTCGAAGGGACTACAAAAATGGCAGGTTTATTAAGTCAAACATGGGTTCAGATAGGTGGTGGTATACTTTTAGCTGTTGGAGCTATTGCATTATTAGGAGCTGCTATGAAAAAACTTGGAGCAGGAAAGGGAGCTGGAAATGCGATGCGTGGTCTTTCCAAAGGATTTGCTGCCTTCGCAAGCCCACAAGCTGCATTAGGTTTGGGTGTAGTCACATTAGCTATTATTGGATTGGGAGCTGCGATGAGATTAGCAACTCCCGCATTCGAAGCTATCGGTAAAGCAATCGCAACTATAGTTACTTCAATTGGTGAGTTCATTATTGGGTTTGCAGAAATAGCGAGTCCAGAAAAGGTATTAGCTATGCTTGGACTCGCTGCATCATTTGGAGCAGTCGCTGCTGCATTATTAGCATTCAGTTCGGCAGGAATCTTAGCTATGCCCGCTATGGCAGCAGTAGGTATGTTTACTGCTACGATGTCTGCACTAGGAATGAGTGGTGGAGGAGAATCAAGTGGAGATAGTGCATTGATTAGTGAAATCAAAGGACTTAGGTCAGACATTCAATCACAAC